ACAAGCATAATTTAACTATCTTTACACTCTCTTTCGGGAGTTCTTTTCTTAGTTCTGTTTTGAAGCCCTTGCCATTCGGTGAGGGTTTCTTTTTTTACAGATGGCACAAAAACAACATTTTGCTATTTACATAAAAAGACACTAATGGCTTCAACCGTAACTGCCGCAACGGCAACTGTTCAAATCGTAGAATCTCTAACGCTCGGAAACGTAGATAGAGGTGGCTCACATACTCGCACAATTACCAACGTAGCTGAGGCAGACCGTAGGGTTATGACCGTAGCGCATTCAGGAGAGATTGACTTAATAGAGTTGAACTCAGCTAACGGAAGAGGGAAGTTTGTACGCTCGGCTATTCGTTACATCCGAATAACAAACCTTGACGATACTAACTTTATTCGAGTTAGGTTCAAGAAGAGCGGAGCGGAAACGGCTGATGTGAAAGTTGATGCTGGTGCAACCTTTATGCTTTCTACTGGTTCTATGGATGCAGATACTTCGGCTGGAGCGTTTAGTGCTTTCGTTGACATTGACGACATTAGCGCGCAAGCTGACACGGCAGACGTAGACGTTGAATTTGTTGTCTTTGCAGTTTGATTAATATCGAACGAAATAGCGCAAACGAGATAGCTTTAACCCTTACCGAAAGAGGGACGGCTACCTATTACCTTTTTAAATTCCAATCGGATAACACCGAAGCGGTGAAATATTGCATTGCGACTGACTCGAGTGCTTTTCCTGACCGATTCAACAAGTTTACAATTACAGAACAAACAAGCCCTGACAACCTTAACGCTGAAGTGGAAATGACCACAGAGGGACAATGGCGATATTTCGTTTACGCGAACAGTTCAAGTTCTAACCTTGACCCTACGGGATTGGTTGAATTAGAAAGCGGAATCGTGAAAGTTACGGGAACAACCACACCAGTTACAAGCTATTCAGGCGGTAACTCTAATTATGTAGTGTATGGCTCTTAAAGTTTTAAATTTCGGTACTCAGAAAGTGCCAACCTTCAAGGAGGCAAGGGGCAAAGATTGGATTCTATTCGGAGACGAAGGCGAATACAAGAACCGCTATCCCGAATATCTTCTTGACCTTTACAGAAGGAGCGCAAAGAACCACGCTATAATCAACTCTAAAAAGGATTATGTAGTTGGTCAAGGTTGGGCGGTTAACGCTGAAGGGTTGGACACGTTAGGACTTGCTAGACTGCAAGAGTTCATCAATCACCCGAACCAATACGAGAGCCTTAACGACATCTTAGAGAAGGTTGCTCTTGATTACGAACTTTACAACGGATTCGCTTTAGAGATAGTTTACAATCAACTAAACGACAAGATAGCGGCAGTATATCACGCTGACTTCGCACGTTACAGAAGTAACGAAGATGGGTCTTGCTATTACTACTCGGAGGACTGGAGCAAACACAACCCGGTAGTCGAGAAGATTGAAGCGTTTAACTGGAAAGAGCCAAGCGGAAAACAACTACTTTACGTTAAAGGTTACTCACCTGACTGCAAATACTACCCACTACCGACCTATTTAGGCTCGACTTCTTACATTGAGTTAGACGTTGAGATTGCAAACTTTCACTTGAACGCAGTTAAAAATAACTTTGTAGGCGGCACGATTGTTTCCTTTTACAACGGAGAGCCAACGGCAGAGGAACAAGAAGAAATAGAGCGACAAATAAAGGACAAGTTTACGGGAACTGATAACGCTAATTCGATAGTGTTAAACTTCGCAGATTCAAGGGATAGAGGAGTTGAGATTCAGCAACTAAACGGTAACGACTTCGATAAGCGTTTCGATATTCTAAACAAGACGGTTCAAAGAGAAATCTACGCTGGTCACCAAGTAACCGACCCAGCACTATTCGGTATTAAAGAGGACGGAATCTTTACGAGCAGAAATCAATTAGTTGATTCTTTTGAGTTGTTTCAGAATACTTATATAAACAACCGCCAACAGTTCATCGAAAGGGTGTTTAACGAACTAGCTTCTCTGCAAGGTCTTTCTAATCGTTTATATATCCAAGATACCGAACCGATAAGCGTTCAGTTCTCAGAAGCTACCGTTACTTCGGTAATGACTCAAGAAGAGATTCGCGAGAAGGTTGGACTTCCAAAACTTGAGAAACCACTAGAAGCGGCTAAGACTTCAAAAGACGAGGACGACTTACTTATTGAACACTTCAAGAACTGCGGCTCAACAGATTACGAAGCGGTTGGAAACGGTAAGGCTTTGAACTTTGAATCTGAAACCTCCGCAAGTCTACACGAAGAACTTAATCGAAAGTATTGGTTCGCTGAAGTGAACCCAATTGACACGGCTATCTTAAACATCTTAAAAGAGAATCCAGCTACTCCTTTCTTAGCAATCGCAGAACAGTTACAACTATCTATTGAAAGGGTTATGGCTGGGCTTCAGGTATTAAATGAGTCAAACGCTATTGTGTTGGAGATTGGCGAAGTGCTAGATTCAAGCCAACGAGTCGTTAATATTACCAAAGAAGGCGAACGATTACTAGAAGAAATTCCACCAGTCGAAGAGGAGTTTGTTATTCGTTACACTTACGAAAAAAGACCCGAAGCAAGTGGTGCTTCTATTATTCCAACGACTCGCGACTTTTGTAGGAAACTCGTTAAATTGGTGGAGGAAGAAAATAAGTCTTGGCAACTTGACGAAATACAAGACATCGGAGTAAGCAATAACCGTAATGTTTGGATGCGAGGAGGTGGCTTTTGGGGTAGTAGTTACCATTGCCGCCACTACTGGAAACAGAAACTAATGCGTATAAAAAAGTAAGATGGCTAACGTATTATTTATATCCGAAACTTTCCTCAAGGACAATACTCTTTTGCACGAGAATATTGACTTTAAATACTTACGTCCCGTTGTATTGATGTGCCAAGACATTCACATTCAACACAAGATTGGAACTACTTTATACGATGAACTCAAAGCGCAGATAACGGCATCAAGTTTAACAACGGCTAACGAAACTTTACTAGAAAACTACATTCAACCTTCTTTATTGTATTGGGTACAAGCTGAAGCACCGACTGCGATTAGTTACAAGTTCCTTAACAAAGGACTGCATCAACAATCAAGTGAGAACAGTTCTAACGCTTCGCTTGATGAGATTAATTTTATTCAACACAAGTACCGAGATAAAGCGGAATGGTACACGGAAAGGTTAGTAAACTTCTTACTAGAAAACAGTAGTGACTATCCAGCTTACGCAAACCCGAATAGCGGACTTGATACAATCCAGCCCGATACTAGAACTTACACGACTGGTATGTTCTTGGGAAACAGAAGACGAAACATAAGCCTTGAAGATAAATATGAGCGTAAACGTAAATCGTAAGAATTTAGAGAAGCTAAAGAAATATGTACACGCTGAACGAAATACTAACCCTAATCGAAAACGAGGCGACTGCACACCTTCAGGTTCAGCAGTACGGTCACGGGGACGTTTGGGAAATAAACCCGAAGGAACTTGACTACCTTGTTCTTTGGGCTATCGAGGAGAGCGTTGTATTAAGCGAAAGGACTTTAACTTATAACATTCGACTCTTGGCGATGGACAGAGTTCTTCCGGGAGAAGAGAACGAGCAAGAAGTAATGAGCGACACGATTCAAGTTCTTTTGGACTTTGTAGCTTACTTCCGACAGTTGCACACGACCGATTTAAGCATACAACCGAGCGTTACACTTGAACCATTCACCGAACGCTTTGATGACAAGGTAAGCGGACACGCTTGTGTACTTTCTATTACCCAACCATACGATTATAACAAGTGCCAAATACCAATTTAAAAAATGACTGATTCACAAAAATTACTAGGCGGAAGAGGATGCAAAGTTCTCGGTGCTGCCGCTCACACATCACTAACGGGCTACGCATTTGTTGCTCAGGAGGACACGGTTGTAACCGTTTTCACAGTAGGCTCAACTGACTCTTTAGCCGCTTACGGATTAAGCACTCCGCTAAAGGCTGGAGCGTATATCGTTGTTCCAAGTGGCGAAGCTATTACTGCAATAACTTTAACAAGCGGAAGCGTTATTGTTTATAACCAATGATTGGCAGTTCTAAAATAGGACTTCGACCAATTCGCGGAGGAGGAGGAGGTGCTGCACCTAATCCCGATTTTGTTTCAACGTGGGATACAACTCAAGCTGGTTCGGCTTCTGATACTATTGTTCTACCTATGACGGCTGGATTAACAGTTCATTGGGGCGATGGAAGTTCAGATACAACCAACACGCACACATACGCTTCAAGCGGAACTTACACAGTTACCATCGAAGGTGCGGTTACTACGTTTAGATTTGCTAATAGTGGAGACAAAGCCAAGATAACTAATATAAGCAATTGGGGGGGATTTGATTTTGCAGATAACAACACATTTCGTGGATGCAATAACCTTGACGTATCAGCAACAGACATACCGACAATTAGCACCACAACATTTGCATCTTCATTTAATAATTGCTCTTCGTTAACTACACCAGACTTCAGTTCTTGGGACACAAGTAGTGTCACAAATATGTTTAACACATTTGCAGGTTGCAGTTCGTTCAATTCAGCATTGAATTGGGACACAAGTAGTGTGACTACTATGAGCAGTATGTTTAAGAGTTGTTCATCATTCGACCAAACATTAAATTGGGATACAAGTAGTGTGACTACTATGGCAGCAATGTTTCAGAGTTGTCCATCATTTAACCAACTTTTAAGTTGGGACACTTCAAACGTTACTGCTATGAATCATATGTTTTTCAATGCAACAACATTTAATCAACCGTTAACTTGGAACGTAAGTAGTGTTACTAATATGACATCTATGCTAAGAAGTTGCACGGCATTCGACCAAGACATATCGGCTTTTGACATCAATCAAGTTAGCAGCTTTAACAACTTTATGTTAGCTTCTACATTATCAACGGCAAATTACGATTCCTTACTAATTGCGTGGGATGCTCAAGGTGCGATGGCTTTTAGTGGAACGGTTAACTTCGGAGGCAGCCAATATACAAGTGGAGGAGCAGCAGAAACGGCACGAACAAGTTTAATCGCTAAATGGGGCGGCATTGTTGACGGTGGAGCAGCATAAATAAAACAAGATGAACGAAATTAAATACCCATCAGTACGAACCTATTACATCTGTTTTGATGACGAACGTACAGAAGTAAAAAGCTATGGTTGGGTTGAACCAAACCAAGTCTTTGAAACCATTTGGATTTTTGACGAATTTACTGACGAAGCACAATGGATTGCGGAGTTGCTAGAATATGGAATCATTCCAGAAATTGATGAACAAGGGAACTTAGTTTTATAATGGAAATTTTACTAGAAGCGTTCACTCAATATGGTATAGCTGGAGTCTTTTTAGGTGTCCTTATTTTTTATCTGAACAAGCTGACAGACATCCATAGAGACGAACGGAAGGACTGGCAAGAGGCTAACGATAAGCACGTTGACAAGTTCAGCGATGTGATTGCCGATAACACGAAAGCGTTAGTTGAGATGCGCGGAGAACTAAAAGAGAATCGTTGCAAAATGTAAAGTGGTGCGCTTGGCGACCCGTAGAATGTAAGTGTACAAATGGAAACTGCAAAGAAGAAATCACCAAGACCAAGCGCGGCAAAGATAGCCGCAGAGGTAATAAAAGAGTTTGAAGGCTACTCTTCAGAACCTTACTTGTGCCCAGCTAACATTCCAACCATAGGCTACGGAAATACAATGTATGCCAACGGTGAACGGGTTACTATGGACGACAAAGACATAGATAAGAAGGAAGCGGATAAGATGCTACTGGACACTATTAAGTCGGTTGAGAAGCAAGTAAAGAATGTGGTGGAGGTGAAACTTCCAGCTCACAAATTAGCGGCTTTAATTTCATTCACTTACAACGTAGGAATAGGCAACTTCTCAAAGTCTACTCTTTTAGCTTGGTTAAATTCAAACCCTAACTATTCAGAAATACCTAGCCAGTTTAGAAGATGGAACAAAGGCGGTGGTCGAGTTCTTAAAGGTTTAATCCGTAGACGAGAAGCTGAGATTGAGATTTGGGAAGGGACATCGCAATACATCTAATAAAGGTCTACACGCCTTACATTCTTGCTTTCTTGCTTGGCGTTATCGTGGCTTGGCAAGGGTGCAACTCAGAAGCCAAAACCATAACAAAGGTAATAGAGAAGCCAGT